TTCGCGTAAGTCGCGGAGTTGATAACAATCTTCTTTTTGAATTTCAAAATCAAGAACAGCGACCATTTGACTTATCTGGAAGCACTTTGATTTTTAGAATGATTAGCAGAGATGGCACAGAATTGCTCTTAGAAAAAGCAGTGACAGTGCTCAATGCTAAGTTTGGGCGTGCAAGAGTTACCATTAACGTGCATGACTTAGACAATGTTGAGCCACAAGATGCAAACTGGTCTATTGTTCGTCAATCGGGAATTCTATCAGAACCAGTGTATATGGATGAACAAGGTGGCTCACGTGGCGAAATTGAAATTCGTGACGCAGTATTCCCAGATTATGTTCCTACTGCTGAAATTACTATGCCTACACAAGCAGAGTTTAAAGGTGGTCTTAGAGCATATGGTACGTTCAACGATGCAAATGCTGAAGTTGCTAAGCAATACAGTAGTTGGACACGTGGTCGTGATGTTGAACAATCTACTTTTCAAGTAACTGTAAAAGATTACACTGGAAAATTAGAAATTCAGGGTGCAATGAACAACGATGATATATGGTTTGGTAAAAAAGAATACCCGTGGTTTATTGTTGATTTTTCTCTCGCTGATGACAATGATAACATTAAAGTTTCAGAATTAGATTTAGAAGATAGCAGCGAAACATTTATAGTTAATATTACTGGCTATTATCCTTGGCTTCGTATCTACGGCGAAGTTTCTGACGGCACCATCGAACGAATCCTATATAGATAGATGTTCAAAAAAATAGTAGGGTTTGGTGACTCGTGGATGTATGGTGACGAATTGCTAGACCCAACATACCTTAAACAAAACCCCAAAGCTCATCCTACTGACACTGACAATAAAGATTACAGAGAATCTAATTGTTTTCTTGGTTTATTAGGAGAACACTACGGTGTTCCTACCGAAAACTTTGGCATCCCCGGAGGGAGTTTGCAGAGTTCCATATGGACATTTCTCTGGTGGTATGAGAATGAAACTGAATTTGATTTATCTGAATTTTTAGTTCTCGTTGGACACACTGACTCTGACCGAGCAAGTTTTTATAATCCTGATCACATTGTGTGTAGTGATGACCCACCATGGAACCGTTTTGCCCATAGTTCTTGGGTTGAGTACGGATTTATGGGTATTTCAGAGGAAATGCGTGAAATGGCGAAAATGTACACGGTATTGACCGATAGTCCAAAAATGCGTCGTTTAAATTATATGCAAACAGCACTGTTTTTTGATGGGGTTGCAAGTAGCCATAACTTACAATTGCATCAATTCCACATAATGCCCCGAGAAGTTGAATTAGATTTGCCATCTGTAATATGGAATGGTGAAGACACAGTGACTTGGTTTAGGGACCACCCCGGCAATCAAAAACGGGAGTTGATAAAAGAAGTTGGACATCCCAATGAAATTGGCCACGAAATGATAAAAAATCGGTTGATTTCTACTATCGAAAAGTGATACAATCACGGTAATGATAGACGTTCGACAGTATCTTCCTGCAAAGACAAAGTCTACGCCGTCTGGCTGGATGAGTTTTAACGCACCGTGTTGTATTCATAATGGCGAAACTGTCGACAAAAAAGGCCGTGGTGGACTTCGTATTGATGAAGGAGACTGGGTTTTTAATTGTTTTAATTGTGGGTTTAAGTGCAGTTTTAAGTTGGGTAGAAACTTAAACTTTAAAGCGAGAAAATTTTTAGGTTGGTTGGGCGTTGATGCAACTGAAATTGGACGTATCAACCTTGAGAGTATGAAACATCGGTCAGTGACCGACCTTGTTGATACTATTAACCGAGACCAAAAACCTGCCAAACAAATTACATTTGAATCACGAGAGTTATCAGAATCATTAGAATTGATAAATCCAACACATACAACACAATATGATTATTTGCAGCAACGTTGTATTGATGATTCTTACCCGCTGATGGCAATAGATGAAACTGAGTATGGACGTGAAGGCATATTGGTTCCGTTTACTCACGATGACAAGTTAGTAGGACATACGATTCGATTTCTTGATGACAGGAAACCAAAATATCTAACGGACAGTCAGCCGGGATATGTGTTTGGTATAGATTTACAGCAAGAAGATTGGCAGTATGCAATTGTATCAGAAGGTATCTTTGATGCTCTGTCGATCAATGGGTTATCTGTTATGCATAGCACGGTGTCTGAACAACAAGCGGAGTTGATTAATCGACTTAATCGCAAAATCATTGTAGTTCCCGACCATGATAAAGCAGGCCTAACGATGATTGATCGTGCATTGGAAATGGGTTGGTCAGTTAGCATCCCACCAGAATGGCCTGATGATTGCAAAGATATCAATGATGCTGTTAGAAAAATTGGTCGAGTAGCAACACTACTAACTATTATAAAACACGCAGAAACCAGTCGAATAAAAATTGAAATGAGCCGAAAGAAATTAAAAAAGAAAGTGGAGGCAACTGTTGCCAATTAAAGAATACGGACTAGAGGTTCAGCAACTATTTCTAGAAATGCTTCTCTATGATGCAGAAATGTATGTGCGGATTCAAAACATCTTTAATCCTGAGAACTTTGAGCAAAGACTACGGCCAGTAGCAGAGTTTATCAAAGATCATTGTGACAAATATTACACAATGCCAGAGCGTGAACAAATATCAGCGACTACGGGCATTAAACTACAACCCATTGACGGACTAAATGATGGACACTTTGAGTGGTTTTTGGCGGAGTTTGAGGCATTTACTCGCCGTCAAGAATTAGAAAGAGCAATTCTCAAATCTGCTGATTTGTTGGAAAACGGTGATTACGACCCCGTTGAAAAGTTAATCAAAGACGCAGTGCAAATCAGTCTTACCAAAGATATGGGTTTGGATTACTTTGATGACCCTCGTGCAAGATTGACAGCACTAAAAGAAAACAACGGACAGAATTCTACTGGTTGGCCTGCACTTGACAAAATGCTTTATGGCGGATTTAATCGTGGCGAATTGCAGATATTTGCAGGTGGTTCTGGTTCGGGTAAAAGTCTGTTTATGCAGAATCTCTCTGTAAACTGGGTAGAGGCTGGTCTAAATGGTGTTTATATCACTTTGGAACTTTCAGAAGGTCTTACTGCTATGCGTCTTGATGGTATGCTCACCAACACAGCATCTAAGCAGATTTTTAAAGACCTTGATACCGTAGAAATGAAAGTCAAGATGATGGCTAAAAAGGCTGGTACATTACAAATCAAGTATATGAATGCACAAAGCACGGTCAATGACATTCGTTCCTATGTAAAAGAATTATCTATCAAGACTGGACGACAAATTGATTTCATCTGTGTAGATTATCTTGACTTGTTGATGCCGGTTAGTGCCAAAGTATCGCCCAATGACTTGTTTGTTAAAGACAAGTATGTAAGTGAGGAGTTGAGAAACCTCTCCAAAGAACTAAATGTATTGTTTGTAACAGCATCTCAACTTAACCGCAGTGCAGTAGAAGAGATTGAGTTTGACCACTCACATATTTCTGGTGGTTTGTCCAAAATCAATACTGCTGACAATGTGTTTGGTATCTTTACAAGCAGGTCCATGCGTGAGCGTGGGCGGTATCAGATACAGTTAATGAAAACCCGTTCAAGTTCAGGCGTTGGGCAAAAAGTTGATTTAGACTTTGATATGGAATGCCTAAGAATCAGTGATATTGGCGAAGAACAAGCAACTGCATCACAGCCAAGCATTTTGGACTCACTAAAAGATCGTGCAGAACGTGGAAATTCAACCGGTGTGATGAATTCCGAATCGTCTGAATCTGGGCGTGTTGATGCTGATGTTCAAAGTACAAAACTAAAGCAAATGCTTAATCAAATAAAGTCACAATAAGAATGACAACTTATCAAGTTATATCTCCAGATACTAAGTCTATAGTAGATAAGGATTTTTACATCAATCTTGATCACATACCCTCACCAAAATTAATTTTGGGTGACACGAGGCAGTCGTTGTCAGAAAGACGAAAAAGTCTTTTTGGATATAATCATTTAATAAAAATGATGATCGATGCTGAAATTAAAAATATTCATCCAACTGTTATCGAGTTAGGAAACCAATACTCGGAAAAAATAAATTGTATAGTATTAAGTTTAAGGTTTATTGCAGAATGTTATGAATACTCAACAGAAATTGAATATTATAAAAACATATCCTATATTTTTAATATAAAAGAAAAAAAATTTAACATACTATTGAATAAGATACGGCTTGACCGTTTGTTAGCAAGTTGCTGGCTTTATAATAATCAATGCGATTATGATTTTGTTTATACCCAGTCTTGGAATTCAGAAGAAGTAGAAGTTGAGTTGTATGAGTTGTTGCAAATTGGGGAATTGACAGATTATAAAAACAGTGCTGGATTACATTTAACAACAATGCCAAAAAAATGGGTTGGTGATTCCTATGATGCTAGCAGTAACGCAACAAATTTTACAAATATTGCAAGTGAGACATTTTATCCAAGTGCCGTTTCTGTTGTGATGGAACCTGTGTTTTGGGAAAATGATTGTCATATATCTGAAAAATACTTGAATGCTCTTTATGGACTGACTATTCCAATAGTCAGTGGCTATAAATGTTACGATTGTTTGTCGAAAATGGGATTTGACATATTCGACGATATAGTAGATACTTCATATCAGTATATAGAAAATCCTGTGCTTAGAACATGGGAGATGATGGAAAGAAATAAAGATCTTCTTAATCGTGGTCTTGAACTAATAAATGATAATACAAT